TGAACTAAAGAACGAAAGAATAGATAAACAGTTAATTAGTGCCGCTTCTAAATATAATGCAATTAACCCCGATCAGATTAGAGAGTTAATGAAGCATGAAGTTAGATTAAGTGCAGAAGGTAAAGTGGAAGTACTTGATAAAAACGGAACTCCACGATATAACCAGAACGGTGAGCCTTTAACTGTTGAAGAGGCAGTTCAAGAGTTTATGACGCAGAACTCACACTTTCAAAGCGCAACTCCCTCTGGGAGCGGAAGTGTAAGCAATGTGGGAAAGTCGAATACGAACAGGACTTTAAACATTTCGGACTTAGACATGAGTAAACCAGAAGATCGTAAACTGTATCAAGAATACAGAAGGCAAAGAGATTCTGTTACTCGTATTAATATAAATAAATAACTAAAGGAGTTATATTATGGCTAACGAAACAACATCAAGTACAGTCAGTGAACTGTATACCGAGATCGTTGCTGAAGCTGAGTTCGTAATTCAAGAGAAATCTATAATGAAGAACTTAGTAAAGAACTATGCTATTGTCGGCGGTGGCAAATCAGTAGAGGTTCCGATCTATTCAGCAATTTCAGCATCAGCAGTAGCAGAGGCAACAGACCTAAGCAACACTGCAGTTAATCCTACATCTGTAACCATTACAGCATCAGAGGTAGGTGTAATGACAACCTTAACCGATCTTGCAAGATCATCTGCATCTAGAAACGTTGCAGCCGATATTGGTAGACTATTCGGTGAAGGTATTGCAAAGAAAATGGACCAAGACTTAATCGCATTATTTGACGGTTTCTCAACAACATTGGGTGACGGTACAGGTGCTATTACTGCCGCTTCTATTTTCAATGCCGCTTCAACATTAAGATCAGCAGGTTTACCTGTCGAAGAATGTTATGCAATCTTACACCCAAAAATCGCTTATGACTTAAAAGCTAACTTGTCTAACTCATTCGCTAACGCAAACGCAAATGACTTAGTAAATGAAGCATTAAGAAGTGGTTATGTAGGCTCACTAGCAGGTATCCAAGTATTTGAAACTTCAAATATGTCTAACACAGGTACTGCAGGTGATTACAAAGGTGCTGTATTCCACAAAGACGCATTAGCACTAGCTATGATGCAAGACATCAAAATCGAAACTCAAAGAGATGCTTCTCTAAGAGCAGATGAGATCGTTGCAACTGCTGTGTACGGCGTTGGTGAATTACACGATAGTTACGGTGTAGAATTACACTTTGACTCATCTATTCAGTAGTATAAAGTATGGGTGGGGATACACTCCCCACCTACTATAAAGGATTTATTATGAGTGAATTAGTTAAATTAAAAAAAGGCGATAAAATAATCACTAGAACTAAAGATAGTTATGAAAAGAATTTAATACATTGGCAACTTAGAGGGTATGAGCCGATTGAAGATAACCCACAAGAAGATAAACCAAAAAGAACTAAGAAGAAAAAAGAAGATTAATGCCAACAACAACATTTTCAGTAGCACTTACAGATGCACAAGAATATCAACCTGACGTAGCAGAATATGGTATTGCAGATTTCGATACACAATTACAACATGCTGAAGATGATGTATTAAGACAAATTCGTGAGGAATGGTGGGAAAGATATAGACATACTGTTCGCTATAAAGATATTACAAAGATTACTAGCATAGAAATGAACAACGCATTATTAACACCTAGTCAATGGACTAGATGTGTAGTTTATAAAGCATTAGCAGAATACATTTACCCACAATTAACAAAATGGAAAGACCCAGATGGTGGCGATGGCGCCGATACTTTCCAAGTTAAAATGAAATTTTATAGAGAAAAATATAATGAGGAATTCCAAGCCGTACTTCGTGACGGTGTAGAGTATGACGAAAATAATGATGATGTTATACAAACTTCAGAAAAAGAGCCAATACACCATTTACGTCTAGTACGTTAATGCTAGATGTTAAAGATAATAGCCGTTTCTTTAAACAGGCTTTAAAAATAAAATCTAGTAAAATTAAATCAGCAATACAAAGAGCATTAGGCGAAGCATCTGCTTTTCAAGTTAGTGCAATAAGAGAAAGAACAGAGCAGAGAGGCAAAGATGTCTATGGTAGACCTTTTAAACCTTATTCAATATCCTATATACAAGCTAAAAGAAAAAGAGGCAATGACCCGAGTAATAGAGATACTACACCCAAAACTTTTGTTGATCTTAACTTTACAGGAAAGATGTTTAGTTCATTAGGCTTTATTACTAGACCAAGTAAGGGGGTTGTATTCTTTAGAAGTGCGCAACAAAGTAAAAAAGCTATGATACATAATGAAGGTCTAGGTCGTATGCCTAAAAGAGAATTTTTTGGTATTTCTAAAATAGAACAGAAGAAAATTAATGCAATTATCGGTAAAAGTATTAAAAAGGCATTAGCATGAGTTTAAGAGAAGATATAGCAAGTAATATAATAACTACATTACAAGCAGTTAGTTCGCCTATTACCTTTAAAAAGATTACTAGAGAGCCTTTTAATGCAGAGGAATTAGCCGACCCACAGTTTCCCTCGCTATATATAACTACATCTGACGAAACTAGAGAGGACTTTGCTTTAGGCGATTATTCAGCAGGAAAGAGATCGGGTACTATTGATTTTTTAATTGTTGGTTATGTTAAAGGCACAGATACCAATATCGATACTAAAAGAAATGAATTAATCGAAGTAGTAGAAGAAACACTTGACACAGATAGAACTCGTGGTGGCTATGCTAAAGAAACAAAGATTATAGAAGTAAACGCAGATGAGGGTACACTTTTTCCTTTAGGCGGGGTTAGACTTGTGGTAAGAGTGTTTTATGAATTTGTTAGAGGTAACGCATAATGGCTAAACGAATAAGAATATTTATGCCAAATGGTTTAGAAAGTGTTTCTATTTGGGATAATGAACTAGACAATTTTCTTGCCAAAGGATATAAAACTGAGGTAGAAAAGAAATCTACAAAGTCATCAAAAAAGAAAGATGAAGTTGTAGAAGAACAACAAACAGAAGAAGGAGCAAATGAATGGCAACACACGTAGGAACCTCAGGGGTTGTTAAGGTTGGAACCGATATTGTAGCAGAATGTACAGGCTTTAATATCGATCAAACAAACGATACTGTCGAGGACACAACATTAACTGATACTGCCAAGACATATAAAGTACTTAGAAGCGATGCAACAGGTACTATTGAGTGTCATTGGGACGAAACAGATGCAACAGGACAAGGCGCATTAACTATTGGTGCAGAGGTAACTCTAAACTTATATCCAGAAGGCGCAGATACAGGCGATACCTACTATACAGGTACTGCTATTGTTACAGGATTAGGACAAGCTATTTCACTTGACGGAATTATATCACGAACTATTAACGTGCAATTCTCAGGTGGCGTATCAGTAAGTACAGTATCTTAATAGATGCCTAAAAAAGATTATCTGCAAGGCGCAGTCAATCACTTCAAACATCAAGAAGTTAAAATTATTGAAGTTGAAGAATGGGGCTTAGTAGGTGACGATGCTATCTATGTTAAGCCATTTACTCTATTAGAAAAATCGGAGTTATTTAAAGATAATAACGATTTAACTGTACTTATTGATATTATAGTTAAGAAAGCCGAGAATAAAGACGGCGAAAAAATGTTTGATCTTGAAAGCAAGATTAGAATGAAAAAATTTGTGGACCCAGATATTATAGGAAGAATAGCAAGTGATATTATGGGAACACAGTCTAGCCAAGCAGACTTAAAAAAAAAGTAAGTACTGACCACAATCTTCGATTTCATTTTTTCTTAGCAGAAAAATTACATAAGACTATTGGCGAGATTATGTCTATGCCTGTAGAAGAATTTGATTTATGGCACGCCTATTATAGTGTTAAGCATGATGAAGAACAAAATGCTTTGAATAAACAAAAAATGAGTTTAAAAAGAAGATAATGGCGAACACTCAGCAATACATTGTAGAAATTCTTGGAAAAGATAAAACTAGCCAAGCATTTAAACAAGTTACAGGTAATGTTGATAAAGCTAAACAATCCGTATTAACTCTTAAAAATGCTATTATAGCACTAGGTACAGGCGCAGTAGTTCGATCTATTATTAATACTACTGCTAGATTTCAAGATTTAAGAACTGCCTTAAGTTCTGTAACAGGTAGTGCCGAAGCGGGAGCAGAAGCATTTGGTTTTATATCTAAGTTTGCAACCAAAACTCAATTTGGTGTAGGTGATTTAACAGAAACATTTATTAAATTAAAATCAGCAGGTATTACACCTACTGAAAAATTATTAACAACATTTACCGATACTGCCGCCGTTACTACCGATCAATTAGGCTCTTTGCAAGCTATTACAGATTTATTTGCACGATCTATTTCTGGTGGTTTAGGTCTTGAAGATTTAAACAGATTAGCCGATAGAGGTGTGCCTGTCTTTAAGATATTACAAGAGCAATTAGGATTAACTCGTTTAGAAGTATCTGAATTTGGTAAAACTGCAGAAGGGGCTAGCAAAGTAAGACAAGCCTTAGTTGCAGGATTAGATAAATCTTTTGGTGGAGCTACTGCTGAAAGAGTAAAAAACTTATCTACTCAAATGTCTAACTTGGGTATTGCTTTTACAAAAGGTCAAGATGTATTAGGTCAAGGATTTAATGTTCAATTAGGAAATGCTTTAGACGGAATTACAAATTTTATTGTTGAAAATGAAAAATTAATTAGATCAGTAGGCGAAGGTCTTGGAACTGCTTTAGGTGTAGCATCAGACGGGTTTAAAAATGTTTATGAAAACGCAGAACTACTAAGAAATACATTTATCTTACTAATTGCTTTAAAAGTTGGATTAAATATTACTAAGATAACAACAGCAACAGAAGGTTTAACTAAAGCATTTGGTTTACTTAATACTGTTGTAAAAAGAAATCCATTTCTAGTTGTTGGTGGTATTGCAGTAACTGCAGTTGCTTTATTTGGTGAAGAATTAAAAAAGCTAAATGAGACAACTGACAAAGCAACAGAAATACAAGATAAGTATAATAAGATATTACAAGAAACAGTTACAGAAACCAATAATGTAAAAAAAGCAGTTAGAGAACTTAATAAAGGTACGGCAGAAGCATTAGACCTATCTCAACAAATTATAGAAAAAAATAATGAGGCAAAAATTCTTCAAATTCAAAATGTCGAATTACAAAATAAAATTGATGGGCTTAATAAAAAAATCATAAAAGGAAATAACTCATTAGTTGAGTCTATCCAATCAAAGATAGATGCTAATAATAAAATAATTCAAGTAATTGATGAAGAAATAGCTAAGTTAATAGAGTTATCTGAACAAGTAGATATTAACACAGATAATACAGATGATAATACAGACTCACTGAAAAAAAATATAGATAAGCAAAAAGAGTCATTAGATTTAATTAAACAAACATTAGATGCCCGTAAACAATTCGAAGAAGAAACTATGGCAAAGATTAGACAGTTTGACCCTGCAAGAGCAGAGATAGAAGCAGAAGCAAATAAACAAACAGAATTAGAAAAGCTAAGAAATCAAGGTTATATATCAGAGCAAAAGTATAAAGTACTTAGTGAAGATTTAACTAAGCAATCAAATGCTAGATTATATGAGTTATTTAAACAAGGTAAGTTAGATGAATTAGATTTTGCTCGTATTAGTGAAGAAACTAAACAATCTATATTCTTAAATTCAGCAAGAGATATTTTAGGTGCATTATCACAAACTAATAAAAAGGCATTTGAAATATACAAAGCATTTGCGATTAGTGATGCTATTGTTTCTACCTATCAAGGTGTCGCTAAAGCATTAGCAAAAGGTTTTCCTCTTGGTTATATCGAAGCAGGTATTACTCTAGCAAAAGGTTTCGCACAAGTTTCTGCTATTAGATCGCAGTCTTTTCAAGGTCGTGCTTTAGGTGGTAGAGTACAAGAAGGTAAGCAGTATATGGTTGGTGAGCAAGGCGCAGAGATGTTTGTTCCCGATCAATCAGGAACCATTGTAGCCAATAAAAATTTAGGTGGTGCTACGAATGTTAATATAACCATAAATGCGAATGATACAGAAGGATTTGATGATCTCTTAATTAAGAGAAGATCGACAATAATTAACGTAATTAACGATGCTTTAAACAGTCAAGGTAGAGAGGCGATAATTTAATGAGTGGCGTATATCCAACAACACCTGAGTTTAATTCAGTAGGTTTTACGAGTGAACAAAAAACAATAACTTCTACTACTGATAGTGGAAAGATGTTTGCAGTTCAAGTGGACGGGCAAAGATTTAAATTTAGTGCTAGTTACCCACCAATGAGTAGATCAGACTTTGCACCTGTTTATGCGTTTATTATGAAACAAAGATCACAGAAAGAAACATTCCAGATTGCTTTACCCGATTTAAAAAATGCTAAAGGTGATGTATCGGGTACTATAACTATTGACGGAAATCATAGCGCAGGTGATACAACTATTAATGTTACAGGAATGACAGGTACTTTAAAGGCAGGGGATTATATTTCTTTTGGTGGTCATTCTAAAGTATATATGGTTGTAAGTGATGCAACTGCTAGTGTAGGTGACGCAACATTAACTATCGAGCCACCATTACGATCTAATTTAAGTACTGCAGAAAGTGTTACTTATGATAATGTACTTTTTACAGTTAGATTAACTAATGATGTGCAAACATTTAATACAAACGATTTAGATACATATAGATTTGAAGTTGATTTTATAGAGGCTCTATAATGGCTAGAGGTTTATCTACTGCTTTAAAAAACGAATTAGCTAATCAATCTATTAAGCCTATTCTATTAGTAGAGATTAATTTTCCCACACCACAAAGATTAACTAACCATTATAAAGATATAACCCATAATTCTAACACTTACTCTGCTAGTGGTCATCTATTATCGATTACTAATAAATCAGAAAATGCAGAAATAGATGTATCTAATTTTACTGTTGATCTATCAGCAGTCGATAGTGCTTTTACTTCTATTATCTTAAATAATAACGTAGCCAATGATGAAGTATCTATTGATATAGGTCTATTAAATAGTTCTGATGCTTTAATAGATACATACAATTATGATAAAGGTTATATAGAAAGTTTTAGAATAGATACAGATAAAGGTCTAATTTCTTTAATCTGTACTTCCCATTTTTCTGATTTTTCTAGGGTTGCAGGTCGTAGAACAAATGAAGGTAGCCAACAAAGATTTTTTTCTACCGATAGAGGTTTCGAGTTTGCAGGCTTAACAGTACAGAATATCTTATGGGGCCGTAGTTCTTGATTGAAGAACTAATTGACTTTTATAGATCATTTGACCGATATAAACACTCATCTAGAGAGTTAATATATTTTCATCTTGAGCCTAGTATTAGTTTAAACCAATACAAAGTATTTAGAGATAAAGAGATTACGGGCTTTATAAATTGGGCATATCTTAATAATGTTACTAAGTTTAAATTTCTTAACCATGGGATTATTGATTATGGTAATTGGAAATGTGGCGATAATTTATGCTTTGCTGATTTAGTTTGTAGAAAAAATATTAGAGATATGATTAAGTGGGCAAAAGATTATTTTGGCAAACAACTAGGTTATGATAAAGAGGTTGTATGGCTAAGAATGGAAGAAACAATAAACAAAACTATGAGGATTAATAATAATGTCAAACGTTGTTAAAGCAGTACAGAATATAGTTCAAAAAGTAGTTTCTTGGTTTATCCCTATACCCGAAATTCCCGATACACCCGAAGTCGAGGAAATTCGAGGTACGCAAATAAATAAACAATCTAATAATGCACAGATACCCGTAATTTATGGTGAGCGATTAGTTGGCGGTACCCGTGTTCTGTTAGAAACGTCAGGAAATGACAATACCTACCTCTATGGCGCTATGGTCTTAGCCGAGGGTGAAATTAATGCTATTACAGAAATTCAAGTAAACGAAAGTGTTGTAACTTTTAGTGGCTCTTTCGCTGACGGTACTCAAATTACTTCTAATGATAGTAAATACGGTACTACTTTTACGGTACAGCCTTTTTATGGTACTGACGGACAATCTGCTTCTAGTTTATTAACTACTTTAAGTTCTTGGGGTAGTAATCACAAGTTATCCGGTATTGCCTATATTGCTTTTAGATTTACATGGGATAGTGATAAATATTCTGGCATACCTAATATTAAAGTTAAGGTACAAGGTAAAAAAGTATCGACATTTGATAGTGGTGGTAATGAAACAACAGGTGTTTATTCTACTAATCCTGTATGGTGTCTTTTAGATTTTCTTAGAAACGAAAGATACGGTAAAGGAATATCTGATAGTGATATAGATATATCTAGCTTTTATACTGCTAGTCAAATAGCAGAAACACAAGTTACTCCGTATTCTGGCGCATCAGATATTAACTTATTCGATTGTAATGTAGTTATTAATACTAACAAAAAGATTATCGATAATGTCAAAGTATTTCTTAAAGGTATGCGAGGTCTATTACCTTATGTACAAGGTAAGTTTAAGCTATTAATAGAAAGTACAGGTACGGCTACATTTACACTTAATGAAGACAATATTATAGGTGGTATTAAAGTAGAAAGTGAACGTAAGAATGAGAAATATAACCGAGTACTTGTAAATTGGGTAAACCCCGATAAAAATTACCAAGTGGATACTGTTGTCTATCCCGAAACAGATGCAGAACACCAAACATTAAAAACTGCTGACGGTGGTTTCTTACAGGAAGGTAATATAACTCTAGATACTATTTCATCACCATATCAAGCATTAGAATTTGGTAAAATTATTCTTAATAGATCGAGAAATAACTTAAAGCTAGGTCTTACTGCTAATTATGAAGCATTAGATTTAGCTATTGGCGATATAGTTAATGTATCATCTAGTATTCTAGGAATGACCAATAAGCCATTTCGAGTTAGTGGTATGACTTTAAATGCTAACTTTACTGCTAGCTTATCTTTACAAGAGCACCAAGATGCTTGGTATAGTTTCGATGAAAAAACAGAAGTGGCCGTTATAGGCGATACTTCATTCCCCGACCCTTTTACTGTTATACCACCTACTTCTTTATCATTAACAGATGATCTCGTGGAATATAATGACGGTACTGTCATAACTCGATTACTTGTTTCTGTTGGCGCATCAACAGATCAATTTGTTAGTGACTATGAGATCGAAGTTAAACAAACACTCGATAAAGACGGAGCATCTGTTGTAGATGATTTTAGAATTGTATCCCAAGGTAAATCTTTAGAGTATCAATTAATTAATGCAATAGACGGAGCTACCTATGAAGTAAGAGCAAGAGGTATAAATAGTTTAGGTGTTAAGTCTGCATATATTAGTAATACTCATAAAGTAATTGGCGCCACGGAGCCACCTGCCAATGTAGAAGATTTTAGTATCAGTTTAATAGGTAGTGATCAGATGCAGTTGTCTTGGCTACCCGTAGCCGATCTTGATGTAGAAAGTTATGAGATTAGGTATCAAAAAGTTGCTAGTGGCAGTGCTTGGTTTAACTCTACTGATTTAGTAAGAGTACCTAGAAGAAGTGCAAATAGTGTTATTTTAAATAGAATAGACCCACCTTTTACTTTATCGATTAAAGCAATAGATAAACTAGGTAATGAAAGCCTAGAGCCTGCTTATATAATATCTAGTAATGTTACTGCCCAAGGCTATGTGCCTATCTCTAGTATACAAGAACACCCTACCTTTTCGGGTATTTATACTAATACATTTAAACGAACTGAAAGTGGTGGTGCTAATAGCGATAATGTTATTACATTAGATACAATTAGTTTATTTGATGAGGGTATAGGTAATTTTGCTGATGTAGATGTTAACTATGTATTTGAAACAGGGGGTATCGATAAAAATATAATTGGCAGTGGTACTTATGACTTTAATTCTACATTTACATTACCTTTTGTTTATGATGCTACATTTAAAATTCAATTAGATATGGTATCTGATGACCCCTATGATTTATTTGATAGTGGTAGAGGTGAGGGATTATTCGAAAATGCTAAAGCGCCTTTTGACGGAAACCTACCTACAAATGCAGGTACGAATATTCAAATTGGTGCTAGTGAAACTAGCTTAGATGATATTTCTACTTATACAGGGGTTGCACAACAGGGTACATTTAGGGGTAAATACTTTAAATTTAGAGCAAAACTATTATCACTTAATAATCAGTCTAGAGCCTTAGTAAAAGGGCTTACAATCTCTTTAAATCTACAAAATAGAACAGAAACAGGTGATGATCTATCTAGTGGTGCTAGTACTTATAGTGTTAGCTTTACAAATCCATTTTACTCAACACCTAATGTTAATGTTACAGGACAAGATATGTCTAGTGGTGATTACTTCGTTGTTGCTAATAAGAGTACAGACGGGTTTGATATTACATTCTACAATTCTAGCGATGTCGCTATTTCAAAAACTTTTGACTATCAAGCTAATGGTTATGGCTTGAAATCTGCGTGAATATGAGGTAGAAAAAACCAATGTCGCAAGTTTCTCAAATTACAATAGATAATGTAGCTTTCGGTACTTTTAGAAGTAATCTGAATGATACATTAAACGCACTTAATTCTCAGCATATTGGAAGCACTGCACCTACTTCAGCAGTCGCAGGTACAATTTGGATTGACAACAGTGTTACTGATACGTTATCAGTAAAGATATATGACGGTGCTGATAGTTTAGAATTATTTTCTATCAACACATCAACAAACGCAATAACACTACCAAGTGGGATTTCAGTCACCGAAAGTGACCCAAACAGTATTCCATTTGCAGTAGCATTAGGGAGTTAAAAAAGAATGGCAAATAACTTTTCAGACGCACAGGCAAGTCTAACAGATGCGACTTTGACTGATGTTTATACTGCAACTAATAAATCACTTGTTATTGCAGGAACAGTAGCAAATACGACTACTACATCAATGAATGTTTCCGTAAAGAAATATGATGATAGTGCAAC